GTTTGTGCAACAGGATCCCAAACTACAGTATATGTGTATGAGCTTGTATTTTCTCTTGTTGCTGTGCTAACAAATGTATTCTTTGCGGCATCAATAGAAGAAGCATAATTTAGACCTTGTTTTGTTGCTTGTAGTCCTGAAGCAAAAAATGTTGATTCAGAATAAGTTGTTGCACTATCTAAATTATTGTTAATGCTATTATCAATTCTAAATGTTCTTTCACCCGTATTGAATGTGCCGCCAGGTATAGAAAATACACCAGAAATCATACCAACTTCATTGGTCTTTAATGAACCAATAGAGTAAATATCACCATTGGCTGCTGTGATAGAACTGCCTAATGTGGCTAACTTAGTGGCGCCGTTATAAGAATTAATTGTTGCAGATTGACCAACACCAGTTCCATTAATTACATATAATGTATTGCCAGCATAGAAGTTAGTTGTATTTGAAGCAAGAGGTGATAATGTAATTGTACTTGTTGTATTTGCATTTGTAATTAAACCACCCAAATGAGTATAGGAATTAATTACACCACTTGCAGTTGTTGTTTGATATTGACCAGATGTATTAAACTGTGCATTGCGGACTGAAGCTCCAGTATTAAAATTCATATTAACAATATCACCAATTACATATAAACGTACATTGGTTGTTCCTGGATAGCTGTAATATGAGAGAACTTTTGCAATTGGTGTAAAATTACCACCAGCAAAATAACCAATGATATCACCATCTTGGAATTCACCAGAAACATTAGTTAATTCTAATATGTTTGGTTTACGAATATACTTATTAACTTGTACGTTATCAAAATAAGCATTAACAGAAGTATTAACTAATAATCCATAAGAATTAAAGAATACAAATTGTTGGCGAATATAAGGAAGAATACTAACGTCTTGAATGTAACCAGAGGTTTCAACATAACTTGAATTAAGTTTATCATAATAACCTAAAACAGTTTGTTGTTGTTCTTGAATATAATTTGTTACTTGATTGGTAAACCAGTTTCTACCAGAACCAATTGTAGCAACTGTTGTTGTTGCAACAGTAGTTTTCCAATCCCCTACCTGTAACACATTAACTTGGTCGCTTGCACGATATACTTGTAAATTAGGATCAACAATTAATAAATCAGGAGATTTTTGTGTATCAACCCAATTGTCCATTGGAGGACTTAAAGTTGTTATACCTTCTTTGAGTGATACAGCAAAAGGATTCAAATTGACTGTACGAGAGGCAATTGGCTGTGTAACAACATTCGATGTTGTGTATGGTAATGTATAGAAATTAGAAGCACCAGATTTAGAAATTTTATAATTTAAATTATTGGCACTTGTTGAATCTATCTGGCCCATGTTATACACAAGTGATAATGATTGTAATGGAAAGTTAGAAACATTCTGTGATGCTGTCATCTGTTTTGTTCTACGATTAACAGTAACCAGATAATCATTGTTGTTTGTATCTGATGTTGAGTAACCAGAGAAGTCATCAACTAAAATACCATTTTTGAAACGATTTAAACCATTGGTGTCAGGAATTTGTAATGCAGCTGCATTTTTCTCTAAGAGATTAAGAGCTGTATAATATTCAAGATTGTTTACTCTGTTCTCTAATCCTGTAATGTCACTCATTAACCAACGTTTATGTTTTACTTTTTCAATAGAAAGATTTGGCAATATTCCAGTGGATACTTCACTTGGAATATAAGCTGTGTACGGATCGTGGAATAGATTTGCAACAACCAATGCGCCATCTGGTTCTGCCGGTAATAAAGGGTCATCAGAAGGTGTACCTTGAATAATTTCAAATGCACGATCTTTACTCAATACTAATTTATCGTAACGACCCAAATAATTGGTATAATCAGAAAGAAATGTACTTAAATCAACAGGTATATAAACACCTTTTTTATTGACACCTAGTGCATCACTAGTTCTAATATCCCAATCTGTATTCGGAACACCTTTTAACGATGGCCTAAAGTCTAAACAATCCCTTAATTGATATGTGGTACCAGAAACAGCAGTATAACTTGGTATTTCTTCGTAATTTTCGGGTGAAGAAGAAACTGGTGCCAAATAAGAGCCAACAGAATAGTAACCATCACCACCAGTTGTTTCATAATAATCCAACAACACCAACATATTACCTTGTATTGGTGTTTGGCCAATTTTTAAAGTAACTGTGGCAAAATCATAATATGAATCTCTTTGACCATTATCAAAATTAAATCTGCTAGTAACATCAAAAGACGGATTGGTCAACATCGCATCAGTTGGTACTGTTGCAGCTGAGCCAGTATCAATAATTTTACGAATACGCTTAACATCCGTAATGTATAATTTTTGTGGTTGCCCCGCAGAAACTAAACCAGCATTTTGCACATATACTTGGCCTTTCGCCAAATCAACTTTGGTATAAATTGCAACAGTTGTACCAGTATAATTTACGTTTGCTGTATCTGCTGTTTTGAGATTTTTGGCCTTTAACACATAACTGGTATCATTACCATTTCTTACAGATGCTTTGGCAATAATGGTTGCCGTAAACGCACCTAGGTCGCTTGTTAGAGTTGTGAAGGTTACAGTTGATCCACTACCCGAAATCGTTACGGTGCGACTTCCTGTTGTCCAAGGCACATTTTGGCCTGCTCTGAGACCACTAGACAATGGATCGGTAACGATAATTTGAAAGTTTTGTGTAATGACATCTGGTGTGAGTGTGCCATTCTGAGTAATTGGAAAAGATAAAACGGAAATTGTAGCTGGGCTAAAATTTAAAGCGGCAGTAGTATTAAGACCAGAAGTACCAAAAGAAACATCCCGAAATACTTGAGTTGTGGTATAAGAGGTGTCAGTTACAGATTCAACATACCGATTACCTAAATTAAACAATAATTCTGGATTGTTTTGATTTTGTAGTACAGTATCAGATGCTGAATCATTTGTGACTTCTTTACTTGAATTATCAATTGCACAATTTGCTGTAATACTATATGGTGTGCCAGGTGTTGCTTCAACAATTGACTCATAATCAGTTACATCAAAACGCAATGTAAATACAGATGTTGTATCTGGTGCAACCGTAAACGGACTATCAACAAATGCTATTTTAGCGCTTGGTGACACAGAATAATTAATAATTTTTCTACTATCTCCAGCAGAAGTTCCTTGGTCAATAGAAACGGTTACACCGTAATACGCATTAGCGTTTGATGAAAATTTAGGTGTATATGGTAATGTAATATAAGTGTTATTAGCCGAAAGACTTGCTACATTACCTGACAATGTTTGATTCTGTAGGCCAAACACATATGCTTTATAAATGTAAGCATCACCATTGGCAGTATTTGTAGTACTAGAAAATGTTAAATTACGAATATAACCAGTTGCAGCTAATGTTGAATTATATGTGGTTGTATTTGTTGTGACAACATTTGATTTTGTGACGGTGTGAAAATTGACTGCACCAAGTGTCGTCACATCGAATACACCATTGGCAGAATTAACATAGAAATAATTACCATAATCAATATATGTTGGATTATTGTTTGCTGATGTTGTTGTTCTCGCACGGGCATTGGTCAATGTCACATCACTTTGAGTTTCTAAACGATAACCACGAACATAAGCAATACCTTTTGAAATACCTAAGTTATATAATTCAGTGTTACTTGTATTCGCTTTAGGTGTTAATGTGTAGTCTTTGACAATAAAATCACCATTCGTATCACTGGTGCGTTTGGCAAAATAATCATCAATAACAGAATAAACAGTATCATTAACTTGCTTAAGTATTGAACCGTTTTCTAAACGAACCAATTCAATAAAGTCATCATCATTACCTAATTCTAATGGTCGTGTTTCCAATGATAATGCAATCTTATAACGGTCGGCACCAGGCGATTGATAATTGGAAGCATTTAATGCTGGATCCAATAAACTAGTATCATCAGTATAATTATAAATGCTTTCAGATGCATTTAAACCAACACGTAATGATGGTGTTGAACTATATTTTTCTAAAGCAATAGTTGTTTCTGATACAGTAACAAAATTACCTTTAACATAAAAAATACCATCAGAAATAGATGCCACAGAACTTAACCCCGTTGCAAGATTTGTAACTGTTTCTGTTATTAAAGTTGCTGTGTAATTTGAATCTACAAGATAAATTGTATCACCACTTACAAAATGAGAACCAGTAATGTAAGATACAATTAATGTGGGAGGATCGCCTGCAGTACCAGAACTAGTTGTTGTTCCTTCAACCGTATAAATTACTTTGGCAACAATACTTGAATCGGCATTTGTAATTGTGCCGTCAGCAAAATTTTCAGCAGAGATTGTTGTTGTACCAACTGTAGTGTTTAATTTTAAATAATATACGTTTTGATTTACTGTTACTTTACCGCCAGAAATAGGTGTATTTTGAGCAAAAATGGCATCAGCAAAACTAGTAATTTGATTTTGAAGAATAGTTTGTGATTGTGTTAATTCACGAGCTTGAACTGCATATCCTGGTTTAAAAAGTATTCTATGATAATTTTTAGCTGCATCAAAATCATCATAATAAGGATCTACGTTAAAGTCGCCAGTAAAATTGGTTGCCATTTTTTCTTTCCAAAATTAAAATCTTAATACTAAACGGAATTGTTCTGTACCATCAGGACTTCTTTCGATAGCCGTTCTATTTTCTATATATGTCATGTATCCAGAGTATAAAATAAAGTCTGGTTCTTCTGTGGCCAGTAAAGTTCGAACCGCCACGTTCACTGCACCAATTGCATCTTGAATAAGAGCATCATTTAAAACTGGTGTTCCATTTGTATTTATGACTCTCAAAATATTATTTGTTGTATTAAAACTAACAACTTGAGCTGTAAATGTTGCAGATGCTAAACTTGCACCTTGATAAATTGTTTGTCCACTAACAAATGAACCTGTTCCAGGTGAAACAGTAAAATGTTTTGTTGTGTCATAGATGTCACCAAAGCAATAGTATGGTGTTGTTTGTTGTGATGATGGATCTAATATTAGTCCTAGTTGATAATATGTAATATCCGTAGGAATATCTCCACCTTCGTCTTGTATAAACTCTATAGTTACCATCACATTGTTACAACCCAAATCAGATATTGGATCCAATCCATGGCCACCAACAGGAGAAACTGGCGTCATAGCAACAGCCGCCACATTTGGTGTTGGAAATCCTGTTGCTGGAGTTATTGTTGTGTTGGCATATGTGTAACCTGAACCTGGGTTAGTCATTACCATATCGGTCAAATAGCCTGCCACATTAACGACTGGAGAAGCGGCCGCACCAGTTCCATCGCCAGTTATAATAACATCAACACCGCCAGATTGATATCCTTGGCCAACTGTCGTAATATTGATAACGTCAATTTGTCCTTCAGCTGCAGAAGCTAATTGTGGATTTGGCACATTAAACCCTACTGGCACAGGCATCCAGGTTTCATCCAAAAATCGTTGTTTTATACCGGCATCAATTGAATATATGAATTTCCATTTGTATCCATCAGCTGTTTGTACCAAAAAAGTTGAATCAAACGTTCCTGGAGATAGTTGAGGTTCAACAGTTGATGCTGCACCTCGATTATTCCATAGACAAATAAACACTTGGTCATATCTATTTTTAATATAGAAATTTTTAGAGACCAAATTATTTGCATCTAAAGTAAACATATTTACTCTGTCATCATAATAGTCATAAATTGTGCCCGTTTTCCAATCCCTTCTTGGTACAACAGGAGAAATATCTGATGAAATTATTTTCTTTACAGCAATAATATTTTTAAATGTTTCTTTTATAGAGTATTGGTCTTGTGTTGGTGGTGGCGGATTAAAAGGATCTGGCCACGGAGTTACTCTACCAAGAAAAGCATATAAACTATTGGGCACATCAACATATTCTGCGTCAGTTGATGAGGGCGCAAAATAATATTGTAATACCTCATACAACTTACTGGAGTATGTCAGTAATGACGAATTGGCGGTTAAGACTGGCATTATATGATCCTATTAAGCGTATTCGATTGATACAAAAGTATTTGCATTGTCACTATCAATACTAAAGTACCTTAGGTACGCAGAAGCCGTTCCTGCTATAGTAAATGTAGTTGAATTGACAGTTGAATTTGTTGCTGTGCATCCGTGTGTAACTGTTCTTCCTGGTCCACCAGTATTTGTTAACCAAACTTCAACGACTTTACCTGGCACATAATTTGAATGTGATATAGTTAGGTCTGCTACTAGTGTGGCTTTAATTAATGATGTTGTTGAATAATCAATTGTAAATGCAGTTTGATTACCAGCCAAAATAGTTGGTGAATAAATGAATCCTTTTTGGGGAGCTAAAACACCAGTAAAATATACAGAATCGGCATTAAATGAAGCAATTTCATTAATAACATTTGAACCATTTGGTGTATTAGAGAATATAATTCTAGAACCACGATTTGTATCTGATTGATTTTCAGTAGCAACAAAATCAATTCTTGCTGCACCAAATGACGCATATCCTGTAGTGCCGTAAGAGTTACCAGCGAGGCGCAACAGAATATCATTGTTTTGTGTTGCTGTTGGCGCATCTACTGTACCTCTGGCACTTCTACCAGCAATAACAGAGTATGCTGTATTTTGTGTTGTACCAAAAGAATCAATCAACACTCTAGCTGCTGTGTTTGCTTTGCCGGTTATCTGCATCAATGTGCCGGCCTGTGTTGGAATTCGTGAACTTCCTGCTGCCGTGATTCTGAAGGCAGCTTCTGTTGAAGCAAAATTTGTATTGGCCAGAACAACAGTACCATTAACTGTTAAGTTATTTAAAATATTTAAAGTGCCATCAAATGAGCCAGTTGTGTTAGCTAGTGCATTATTTGCTTTAGTGAAAGCATTATTAGCAGTACTAAATGCTGATGTGGTGTATTGATTAGTGGCCGCAATAGCTGCATTTTGTGTAGTATCCGTACCTTCAATAATGATCATTCTAGCATTTTGGCTAAAATTAACACTTTCAACTACACCTATTCTACTGTTTTGTGTATCATTCACACCATCATTAATGGTCATACGAGTGTTACTAAAATCTAACCTTACATTTTGGCTTGCATCAGTACCTTCAATAATGGTCATACGAGTATTACTAAAGTCCAGCCTTACATTCTGACTAGCATCAACACCTTGAGTTATGAATGTATTTGCGGATGATGTGTTGGCCACATTAAATGCGGCTTGAGATAAAACGGAAGTGTTATTGGCTAATGTAAAAGCCGCCTGAGAATAATTTACTGGACTAGCGGCAACAGATTGTATAGATCCGTCACCAAATTTAATATTGTAACCAGCAGATAACTGTAAATCAGTTTTGGTCATACGAGCAACAATGTTATTGGTAACTGTGCCACCAACAATGTAAACAATGTTTGCAAAAGAAGATGCGGTACCAATAACTAGATTACCTGTCGTGCTGGTGTCTGTGGTACCACGAACATACACATAACCATCATAAGGTCTCATTGAAGTGTAAATTGGGTCATTAAATGTTGGCCCATTAATACCCATATCAATATACTTGTTTGTGTTATCAGAATCACTTGCTGATGCTACATAATCAGCAGAACCGTTGGCGTTAAAGTTTTGATTATTAATTTGCAAATAAGTATTGGAATTACCTGAGAACTGACCAATTGTATTTGCAAATAAAACTTGATTTTCGCCAACTTTTAATGGTTGATAGGCATAAAGGCCTTCACCAAAAGTGGCCAAATTTAATTTACCTGTTGTACCTGTACTTAAATCAACACCAACAACTAGCGTTGCTTCGGTATTAGTGCTTAAATGTGATATTTCTGGTAGTTCTGATATTTTTACTGTTGGCATTTTTTTACCCTATTAATATAAAGAGATCACTTTCTGTCATGAGTGATTCCTCATTTTCTGTTACTAGTTGTGGAGTGTCATACAATCCTACATCTCCATAAATCATTACTGACTGTGTATTAGCATTCTTATTGACGGTAATTCTTGTATTTGCTATGGGTCCTAAAGAACTATTATTTATTGAAAAATTGCCATTGGCAAATCTCTTAGTAATCGTATAGAACGTTCCGCCATTATTTAAAGAAATTGTGTCACCAACAAAGAATATATTGTTGGATTGTGTCAAATCTCTAAAATTACCATCATATTGTCCAGTCAAGGTGTTTATATTTATGACGTTTGAAGATGAACCTATAGAGGCAAAAGCAACATTTGCAAACGTTAAAAACACATTATCTTGCATATAAATCTGATTATTTGACCAATCTACATTAGTAATGGTTGAATAGGCACGAATGTTATTGGTGGCACTAAACTCTATAATATCATTGGCAAAAATAGTATTACCTATGTTACCAGAAATAACATTGGTCAGTTTAATGATGTTGTTACTAATTGTTGAAGAACCGGTGTCAACCACTAAAGAAGCATAGGCAGCAGAACCTGCAACATAAGATAATGGATAACCTATTTGTAAAGCATCTTCAGAAGTCATATTGAAAGAATTGGCCGATTTTAATAAATTACGACCTATCATCCTTATACCAGAAGGATGTAACAGATTTAATACTAATTCTTTATATTTTGCAACTGCCTGTGTGGTAGACAAAATATATGTGTATTTGTTATAGTTTTCACTTTCTAATACTCTACCTAGAGAAGAAAGATGGCCATCATCATTGAGATACCGGCCTTGGCCAGTAACTAATCCACCTAAAAAAGATGCTGTGGCTCTTGCTGTACCATCTCCGTATTGTTTGATTGATGTTGGACTTCCAAATTGATTCACATATGCATTATTGGGAATCATAACTAAAGTATAGATTGTATTTCCAACAGTTTTATCAACTTTTAATGGTAAACTAGAATTATAAGAACCAACATATTCGTAAGTTCTAATCTGATACACATCATTTGCTATATTTGGTGGTGATGCTGTGCTTAATTTTAATGTAGAATCAATGTAAGCATAATAACTACTACTTAATGATGTGCCTTGATAAATTAAATCGCCAGAAGTCATTGTATATAAAAGAGAAACATTTGTTACGGCCACATCAGCAACTTTTAATGATAAATTTGGTGTAGAAACATAATCTTCACCACCATCAATAATATTAATTGTTCGTATCGAACCAATAGAATCTGTTGTTGGTGAAAATGTTGCTCCCAATGCCATTACACCGGGTACTATTAAAGAAGCATTTGCACCAGATAATGAAGATATGTTTACCGTAGGTAAATAATTAAGATCATAACCAAGTCCACCTAAAGGATATGCACTATTTGAACTGCCATAAATGTAATTTGCGGAAATAATTGAACCTGCTGCATTTACTGTAATATTTGCATATGCACCAAATCCTGTACCTCCTTCAATTGTTATAGTATTTGAATTGCCATAATTTACACCACCATTAACAATTTGAATTGGTTGTAATATGCCAAGAAAACTGAAATTGTCTGTGCCATAATCAGTTTCATAAGTTGACTGTGCTGTAATTGTTGGTGTACCAGTGTAACCTATACCTGAACTGGTAATTTGTACGGAACCAATTGGCGCCACCACAAAAGTTTTAAAAGTTAATGTATTTGCTAGAGTGGTATTTGTATTTCCTGGAGCAACAACTCCATTTCCGCCAAATGTGTATGTTGCAGGATGAGTTGTGTTTCCCAATAAAACATTAGCAACTGCACCTAATGTATTACTTGTTATTAAATTAATATTTGCAAACTTAGAATCGTCTATTAAAGATATTCGTGCATTGGCACCAGTACCGCCTCCTCCTGATATGGTCATTGTTGTATTTGGGAATGTTCTATATCCATGTGATGGATTTACTACAACAAGTGCATTTAAAGTGCCGCTGGTTATTTCATCAACTTCAGCAGAAAGACCTATAGGATTTATTTTTTCAGGATTTAAACCTCCATAAGCAACTACTGGATCACCAGATTTATAAAACAAACCTTTATGATTTGGATTAATTGTAATCACTGAAATTACACCAGTAATTTTTTCCGTTAATGGCATTGCTGCCATAGGTATTTCACCTTGGCCTTGTATATAAACTTCACCATCATAAAAATAAACTACAACGTTGTTATTATCTACAACTGTAATATTTTCACCAGCATCAAATTGTCTTTGAATATTTGAAATGTATATTTCTGTTCTATCATCAACAATTTTTACATAATCTATTGTTGCGTATGATTTACTAGTTTCACCAAAAATTTTTAAACCTTGCGAGGACAACCAATTTGAATTGGTTGAATCAATTCTTAAATATTTTGGAACAATCCATTTACCATCAGATGCTCGCAAAATGGCATCGTTAGTATTAAAAAGTTCTACATCAGCATTATATAATGCTTTAAACAAAAACTTATATGATTTTTCAGTACCTTTTGATTGGTAGAATTGTTTTGATATTTTTAATAATTTTCTTTTGTCTGTAGAAATTTCAGCTGGCACATATGGAAGAAAATCATTAATAAAGTATTGAACAAAATCATCAAGTGTTTCATCAACATCAATATAATTTAAAATGTTTTTTGATCCATACGTTATACCTTGGCTTGTCGTGCTAACAATGGTACTATTGGCATTGGCTGTATATTGAGTTTCAAGCCACTCGTAATATGCCTCTAAGAAAAGTACAAAATTTGCATAGTTACTATCATCCCGAACAAATTCGGGAAGTTGTTGAGCAATTTGTACTGAAGTTTTTTTACTTAAAGACATTATGTTCTAGCAGTAATGTTTATATTAACTGAATTTGGATCACTTGTATCAAGAGTGACAATTTTATCTCTGCTTGATGAAATAATTGTAGAAGTTGGCACACCTTGAATACTTAAAACACCAGTTGAATTATTAATTTCTGTTGGATTAAAGGCAGTTAATGTTACTGTCCCGGCATTATAATCTACTGTTCCGGCTACAGGATTTAAAACTGTTTTAATGCCATTATTATAATAATATGTTCTTAATGTTCCTATATTTCCTGTTAACACAGCGTATGCAGATGCTAATGAACCTCCACCACCAGATATTTGAACTAATGCTTGAGTATAGTTTGAACCTGCATTTATAATTTCAATACTCACAACTTGACCATTAATAACTGTGGCAGTAGCAGTGGCGCCAGAGCCATCACCAACAATAGTAACTGTTGGTATTGATGTATAATTAAAACCAGGATTTACAATTGAAATTGATTCAACCGTTGACGTGGACGCCGGTGTTTCTTCCAAATAAACAACTTCTCTAATAACATTATTATTTTTTGAATCTCTCATTTGAAACGTTGGGCTGGCTGTTATACTACCAGAATAGATATCTTTCTTTAAAGATGTATCAAAATTAAATGTATATGTTGTTGAATTTAATAAATCTGGAACAAATCGTTTCTGTAAAAGGATAGAGGCATCATTCGTAATAAATGAAGGACTCACAGATTGTACAGTAGAGATTAAAGATGATAATTTAAATGTTGAATTAAATGTGTTTAATGTATTGTTACCAAATGATTGAATGGCACTTAATACTTGGCTTTCTAATTGTGTTGCAGTATATGTGGTCAATCTTGGAGTGTATAATATATTTGATGTAATGACCAAATAAGTATAATCAACATCTACTATTTTTGGTACAACAGTTAAAACACTAATAGGTTTAATAATTTCATTTTCAACAATACGCTTTTGTAATTCTGTTAATACATAACCACCTCTTGGTTTGATTGCAACAAGAACTGTACCATATACGGGAGGATCATTTTCTTCTCCACCCCAAACATTCACCGATTCAATTGGAATTATTCCAGCATTATTTTGAATTTGATAAATGTAATCTTCTTTTGTTACTGCACGGCCTTGAGCAGAATATGCTTTTGGTGCTGTGTAACGAATAGAATCAAGTGATTCCCTCTCTGCACCTTGAGTTGTTGCTGTAATTGGTGTGATGACTGTATTTGAATATCCGGCAATACTATCCATTAAAACAAAATTATTGGCACCATAAGCTGCAATACCACTAGTAGTAATATACGAAACAATTATTTGATTACCATCAGTTAATAATTTACCTAAAACTCCATCACCAAAGTAAATTTGATAGTTACCATTAGGTCCTTCTTGTAAGAAATATACAGCAGAAGAAGAATCTAATTGTAAATACGCTTCGGCTAATGAATATACTTCTGAATATGTATTTGAAATACTTTGTTGAACTGTTACAGTTAATGTTGAAGTATCAATTGTGGAGTCTGGCATCTCAAAAATCATTGAAGGATTTTGAGTTGCATCATAATTAAAAGTAAGGTCAACAGGCTCACCTTGTTTAATTGTCAGATTTGAAAATGTGGCCGTTTGATTGACTGTATTTGTATTTACAGTAGTGTCTGTCACCGTCACAAAACGATAGTTGACGCCATCAATGGCTTCTGAGATAAAGTTCGTGAATTTTGGTAATGTTACAGCTAAATCTGTAACTTGATTAATCTTTAAGTTAATTGCTGCAGATGGTGCTGATGCAGACGTAGGAGTATAGTTTAACATCTTGGCATGAGATACTACTGATTGGCGTTGAATAGCTGAATCTAAGAACATCTCATTGGCCACCATATTTAAATAATAAGCATTATATTGTGTATTGTAAGCCAAAATATCTAAAAGTGTAGAAAGTGCAGAACCTTCATAGTTATAATCTTTTAGTGTGTCTTGTGATTGTAGATATCGTTTCAGATTGGTTTTAATCGTATTAAAATCCAAATCTGTTATTTGAATATTGGAATTAGCGCCTGCCATCTTATCTATTTCTCTCTAAAAGAAGTGTTACTGTGGTTGGTAATGTAGCATTTTCTATGTAAAATGTTATAGTAACATTATACGCATTTTTGTCTGGTTGTGCAGATACTGCGATACTATCCACTCTTGCTCTCGGCTCATAGTTTTCTATCACATTTTGAATTTCTCTTTCCAAACTGTTGGCTGTCAGAGGAGAAACCATTTCAAACAACATAGCGTCAATATTTGAACCTAGGTCTGGATTAAAAGGCCTTTCATAGTGCCTAGTCAACAATAGATTACGGACAGAACGAATAACCGCCTGAGCATCAAAACTCAAAGCGACATCAGCTGTTACCGGTTTTTTGGTAAATGTGAAGTCGATGTCGGAGTAGATTCTGGTTAAGTTTGCCATTCTTTATTTATTAAGCTTTATTAAAGAAATCCGGATCTGGTGGCAGAGGTCCTGGTGGAGGCAATGGTGGCGGACTTGTTTGGTTTTCTAATGTTTTAATTATTTTCATTTTAACTAATTGCTCCGTATATTGTACCCGAACCACTTGTTGTTGCTGCATTACCATTTAATGCAATTGCTTTGCCGCCTGCGCCGCCAGCAATTGATCCATTAGATGCGGTGCCACCAGATGCGCCCCAACCACCGCCACCTCCACTACCATTGCCATTGCTCGGACTGGCCACAGACCCAGCACCGTTTCCACTACCTCCGGTTCCACCAGTACTATTTAATCCGACTGCGCCGGATCCACCAGTTCCTGGTAATATCCGTCCACCACCGCCACCGCTACCGCCTTGTGCTGGCGGATTGGGTGGCGGCCCAAAGCCAGCGGTGGCTCCTGCACCACCACCTGCACCACCACCAGATCCTCCTGGAGCTGCGCTTGAGGTTTGACCTCCGGTACTTCCAGAAGAACCTATTGATCCTCCAGCAGTAGTACTAAGGAATCTACCTGCGCCTCCATTTCCTCCTCCAGCGCCACCGCCACCACCAGCCAAATTACCGCCACCACCGCCACCACCACCAGCTATAAATGCACCCGAATTATTTACTATGGTGGCATTAATACCTAAAGATATAGCTGGACCTCCTGGAGCACCAGCTGTTGTGCCACCATTACTGCCTCCTTGGCCGCCTTTACCAATAATGTATCCGTTATTAGTTAATGTTACTCCGCCAGGCCATGAACCATCAATTGTTAATCCTGCAACACTTGTATTATCAGACCAAACATATACACCAGCGCCAACTGTTGCATTAACAGGAATTGTACCATCCCATCCGGCTGCTAATGCTAATGTTCTCAAATTAGCTTCTTGTTGATTGGACGAAATTGTAAATGAAAACTCTGGCGCAACATTAGTTACTGTAGGTGTAAAATTAGTAGAACCATAATAACTTGGATCAGTTCCATTAGCAAAAGTTGCACCGGTGGCGTCTTCCGGAAACTTATATGTATAATTTATTGTAGGAATTCCTATGGTAGCCACTTTAAGTCCATTGGCAACATTGGTAACAGCGGCTGATTCTAAACCTGATAAAGCATTTTCTAATTGAGTTTTTATATCACTAATTACATTTGCTTGTGTTGCACCACTTTGATGTGCTTTGTAAATATTATATGGTATTCCGTTTAAAACAACTTGTACATAGGAAAATAATGGAACACCATATGTGTCTGAAGATTGGTTATTCCAAGTGCCACGGTTAAATGAATAATCAAAGAGATTAACAGTTGGACTTGGAGTTGCATAATACCAACCCCAATACAAAATTTGCCTAGTTGAACCACCATTATGAGGATATGCGTAAAGAAATTGATCTTGTCCCGTATTATTTGTTATAGTGCAAGTTACAACATTTCCGCTTATAGAAGCCGCCACAGTAAATCCAGAGGGTCCGTTAGTAAAAACTGTTCTACCACCACCAGCACCACCATTGAGAGCATAGTATGCCATACCTGATACTTGTGCGTCAGTATTTTGTGGTAAATTACTTTGAATCGAACAATAAGTTCTGTTATCAGTATATGCATTAGGATTATAAGCGCCCCAATAATATGAAGTTCCTAAAGTTATCGAACCATCAACATTTCTAGTTACTGGATAACCATTAAAATACATAATGATTTGTGTGTAATAAGCAATTTGCGGAAACGCCTTCATGGTCCATGTTGTAGTAACTGTGCCACCATTTGTTAAATAATGGCCATTTTGTATTACTCTGGATGTTCCTAACGTATTAAAATTTCCACCAGATAAATTTGATGGCCATAGTATATACATATCTGAGTTTGCACGAGGCTGTCCGTAGGCATTAAACATACTTACCGGTCCACTTGCCTGTTGCAATAAAGTTCTTACAGAAGAATTAAACAAATCAAGTTGTGCTGTTTCACTAATGTTTAATTGTTTTGCTATTGATTGACCCGTAATTGATCCAATTAAACTGATTGGGCCTCCAGAATTTAATGCCATTATGGAGTTCCGCCAGCAATCACGTTATTAGCAGAGATAAAGATTCCGTTTGCACCCATTGAAGCAATTACAGTTGCACCATACTTAAATATTAATTTTCCACCAGATTCCAATACAGAAAAATTAGTAGTTGTTAATGTATTTGCTACTTGTGGTGTTCCACTATTTGCAAAAGTCACACGACCATAAGCATCAACTGCGATAGTCGATATAGTATATGTTCCAGGAACTACACCAGTAACCGATAATCCTTCGGTAGATGTCGCTGTACTTGTGCCTGTGCCTGTAGTTGTTGTACTTGTGCCAGAATAAATGTTATTTGGATAACCAGATGGCACACTATACTGTAAATAGTTTTGTAACTTAGTTGTACCAATACCCAAATCTTTAATTAAATAAGAAGAATTTACGCCGAGATTTGAAAACTGAAGAATGGTGTTATAATCTTGAATAACAGCAATAGAATTTGTATAGAATGTTGTATCGCCTACCCGCCTACTATTTAATAAATTAAATGCTGTTTGAGCCGATGCAATAATAGTATTCATCGAATCTCTTGATATATTAGTATAAGTATTACTACCAATCACAATTAAACTAGCATTTAATGTGGCAGCACTACTACTCAATTGTACAACACTATTTGAAACATCTGATACAACTGCCAAGCTGGTAAAATTGCCAAGTATTGGTGCATTGTTTTGAACACCATCAACTTGATTACAAATTTGTAAAACTTGCCGACCAATTGACATGGCAATTTGATAATCTGGTATTGTGAGTTTGTTTGTTGATTCTGTTACACCAGACATTCTATTGGTGTGGTCTGTGAAACTTGATATCTCGATTAAAAGATTATTAGCCAAAGCATACAATGTATTGGCTTCTGTTGGTGCTGCATTATATGTTATTGATTGAGTATTTGAATATGTGAGCAACTGATTTGTATAACTTGTCATCAATGTCAAATTTGCAGAATGTGGATTCTGAAAATAATTTGTTACAGAACTTCCAGCCAAATCACTGGCTTGCCAAGTATATAAAGGACTTGGATAATTTAAAGAAAGTTTTTGACCATCAGTAAGTTCGTTGTTTGCACCAAACTTAGTTGAATCAAAGTTATAATTTAGTCTACCAAAAACACTCATTTATATTCTCACATTAAAGGTGTAGGTAAAGAAGTAACGCCAAAATCTTTACTTAAAACTGCATGATTGTGTATATCATAAATTATACGATCCATTACCATAGTTCGTACTATATCTGTCACCATAATTCCTGATACCC